AGAAAAAACAAATGAGTTTCCAGTTACAATTACAACTTGGCAATCAGTATACAAACTAGAGCGTTCTTTCTTTGAGGATTATGGAGTGATTATAGGTGATGAAGCTCATTTATTCAAGAGCAAGTCACTTGTAGATATTATGACTAAACTCCATCATGCAAAATATCGTTTTGGATTTACCGGTACTCTAGACGGAACTCAAACGCATAAATGGGTTCTTGAAGGATTATTTGGTCCATCGTATAAGGTGACTAAAACTGATGAACTGATGCGTCAAGGACATCTTTCTCAGTTGGATATTCAATGCATTGTTCTTAAACATCCTCCTCAAAAGTTTGAGAAGTATGAAGATGAAATTCAATATTTAATCTCCCACAATCAAAGAAATAAATTTATTACAAACCTTTCTTTGGATCTAAAAGGCAATACACTTGTTCTGTTTTCTAGAGTAGAAGCACATGGAGCAATACTCTACGAAAAGATAAATAATACTAAGCGAGATGATCGTAAAGTATTTTTCATTCATGGTGGAGTTGATACTGAAGAAAGAGAATTAGTTAGAGAAATTACAGAAAGAGAAAATAATGCAATTATTGTTGCATCTTATGGAACGTTCTCTACAGGTATTAATATTAAGAATCTACACAATGTAATTTTTGCTTCTCCAAGTAAATCAAGAATTCGCAATCTTCAATCAATCGGAAGAGTTTTGAGAAAAGGAAAAAACAAAACAAAAGCAGTTCTTTATGATATTGCCGATGATTGCACTTATAACTCAAGAAAAAACTATACTCTTAATCACCTCATAGAAAGAATTAAAATCTATAATGAAGAAAACTTTAATTATGAAATAATCACTATACAACTTAAGAAAAATGGGAATTGAAGAAGATTTTTATGCAACACTTAAATTAAAAACAGGCGAAGAAATCTTCGCTAAAGTAGCAGCTTCTGAGGAAGAAGATAAAACATTATTAATTATTACCAATCCAATTATAATAAAAGAAGTTAAAAGTAAAACTGGGATGGTTGGATATAAAATAGAACCTTGGTTAAAAACAACCACAGATGATATGTTTATCCTTAACCTTGAGGATGTTTTAACGATGTCCGAATCATCTGATATTGAAATGATAATGATGTATCAAAGTTATGCAAGACAATCTTCAAAAGATACTACCAATCATTCCCAAATTAACCGCAGAATGGGATACATTGCTAATGTGAATGATGCTAAAGAGATCTTAGAGAAACTCTATAAAAATAGCTAAAGATAATCTTTTCAACCCCGACAAAGGTTATTGTACAGGGTTTAAATGGTGTTGTCAAGTATTTTTAGAAATGCTATAATTCATACATATTATGAGTAAAACTAATGATTACAACAGCAGTTATGACCAAGAGAAAAAGGTCAGAGCATTACGTCAACAATAAAGAGTTTCTTGCTGCACTTATTAAGTACCGCGAGGATATTGATATTGCGCGTCTCCAAGATAAACCAAAACCACCGATCCCCCGCTACATTGGTGAGTGTTTCTTGAAGATCGCAAATCATCTCTCCTTTAAACCTAACTTTGTAAACTATATGTTTAAAGAAGATATGATTTCCGATGGAATTGAAAATTGCGTCCAGTACATTCACAACTTCAATCCCGAGAAGTCACAGAATCCTTTTGCTTACTTCACTCAAATCATTCACTACGCTTTCCTTCGTCGTATTCAAAGAGAGAAGCGTCAGTTAGAAATCAAAAACAAAATCCTTGAGCGTTCGGGGTATTCTGAGGTTTTTGAGGACAACAGCCTTGACGGATCTAACTACAGCGACTACAATAGTATCAAGGATAATGTTCACGCGAAACTACGTTACTGATGCGTATTGCTTTGATTAACGACACTCATTACGGTGCTCGTAAAGGTTCAAAACTATTTCATGACTATTTTGAACTTTTCTATAAGAATGTGTTCTTCCCGACGCTGGAACAGTACGGGATCACAACACTTATTCATATGGGAGATGCTTTTGATAGTCGTAAATCAATTGACTACCAAAGTTTAGAGTGGGCAAAAAGAGTTGTATTTGAACCTCTAAGAAATTATGATGTTCATATGATTGTTGGTAATCATGATTCTTATTATAAGAATACAAATAATACTAACTCTCCACAACTTCTTCTTAAAGATTATCCAAATGTGAAAACATATTCGGATCCAACAGAGATTAAAGTAGGAAATCTTGATATTCTACTTCTTCCTTGGATTTGTATGGATAACCAAGATCAATCTTTGAAGTTAATCAAGAAGACCAAAGCAAAAGTTGCTATGGGTCATTTGGAACTTCAGGGGTTTCGCGTAAACCGTTCTTTGGTTATGGAACATGGATTGGAAGCAGATCTTTTTAAGGACTTCAAAAAGGTATTTTCTGGTCATTACCACACTCGTTCTAATAATGGAACTGTATTCTATACGGGAAATCCTTATGAGATTTATTGGACGGATGTAGGTGATACTCGCGGTTTTACTATTTTTGATACTGAAACTCTAGAGCACGAACCTATCAATAATCCGTATAAAATGTTTCATAACATTTATTATGAGGATACTAACTATCAAACTTTTGATACTAGAGAGTATGAGAATAAAATCGTAAAAGTAGTTGTCCGTAAGAAAACTGATACTAAACAGTTTGAAAGGTTTATTGATAAACTTTATTCTTCCAATATTGCTGAACTCAAAATAGTTGAGAACTTTGAAATTCAAGAATCTGCAGAGTTTGAGGCTTTTGAATCTGAAGATACACTTTCGATCCTGAATAGATATATTGAGGAGGCAGAAGTCAATCTTGATAAATCTATAGTACAAAAACTACTTCAAGAAGTTTATCAAGAAGCGTGTGAATTGGTTTAATGTTTATTCTAACAATTAACGGCAAAGAAAAAGAAGGCGCATATTCTGTAATGGATGATGAAGGAGAACACATCCTTTATTTGTTTCAGGAAGAGGATGATGCTACTCGCTATGCTATGATGTTAGAAGAAGATGGTTATCCAGAAATGCATGTAATTGAAATTGAAGATGAGGTAATGATAAAAACTTGCGAACTTCATGGATATCAATATACACTAATTACCCCAGATGACATTGTTATTCCTCCAATTAATGTGACTCATGATTTTATTTAAAACTATTCGTTGGAAAAATTTTCTTTCTACTGGAAACCAATTTACAGAAGTTGATTTTACAAAGAATTCAACGAATCTCATTATTGGATCAAATGGTGCTGGAAAGAGTACAATTCTTGATGCATTGACCTTTTCTTTGTTTGGGAAACCATTCCGCAAGATTAATAAACCTCAACTTATCAATTCTACAAATGATAGGGACTGTAGAGTTGAGGTTGAGTTTGATATTGGAAGTACTTCTTGGAAAGTGGTAAGGGGTATTAAACCTAATATCTTTGAGATTTATCGTGATGATTCTCTTTTGGATCAATCTTCTGCTGCTTTGGATCAGCAAAAGTGGTTGGAGCAAAATGTTCTTAAAATGAACTATAAGTCCTTTACTCAGATTGTGATTCTGGGTTCCAGTACTTTTGTTCCTTTTATGCAACTTCCCGCATCTCATCGCCGTGAGGTGATTGAGGATCTTCTTGATATAAAGATCTTTTCTTCTATGAATCTTGTAATTAAAGATAAGATTCGTTTACTTAAAGATGAAATCAAAACTCTTGAATTGAAGAAAGAATCTCTCAACGATAAAGTTAAGATGCAGAAAGAGTTTATTGAAGAACTTGAAAATCGTGGAAAAGATAATATCAGTAGTAATAATCGGAAAATTTCCGATTTAATGTCTGAAATTGAACTTCATATGAAGGAAAATTCAGTCACTGAAGAAAAGGTGTTTGAATTCAATAAAGAACAGGAGTATGTGACTGGAGCAACAGAAAAACTTCGTAAGTTAGGAAATCTCAAAGGAAAGATCTCCCAGAAAGTATCTACGATTACTAAAGAGCATAAGTTCTTTACTGAGAATACGGTTTGTCCTACTTGTACTCAAGAGATTGACGAGACCTTCAGAATAAATAGAATTAACGACGCTCAAAATAAAGCAAAAGAGTTGCAATCTGGTTATAAAGAACTGGAGGAGGCAATTAAAGGAGAAGAAGAGCGAGAGCGTCAATTCCTTGCTCTCTCTAAGGAGATTACAAAACTCACAAATGAAATTTCTCAAAATAATATTAAGATCAATGGATGCCAACGACAAATCCGAGATCTTGAATCGGAAGTTCAAACTATTACCACTCAACTTGAAAACCGAAATACTGAACATGAGAAGTTAGAAAATTTCAGAAACAATCTCCAAACTACATACGAAGAACTAGCCTCTAAAAAGGACTCAGTTAACTACTACGATTTCACTTATAGTTTGCTTAAGGACGGAGGAGTAAAAACTAAAATCATCAAGAAGTACCTACCGCTGATAAATCAGCAAGTTAACCGTTATCTTCAGATGATGGATTTTTACATCAACTTTACACTTGATGAGGAGTTTAACGAAACCGTCCAATCACCTATTCACGAAGATTTCTCTTATGCATCTTTTAGTGAGGGTGAAAAAATGAGGATTGACCTTGCACTCCTTTTCACTTGGAGAGAAGTTGCAAGGTTTAAAAACTCAGTCAACACAAATCTTCTGATTATGGATGAGGTGTTTGACAGTTCACTTGATGGATTTGGTACGGAGGAGTTTCTCAAAATTATTTGCTATGTAATTAAAAACGCAAATATTTTTGTAATTTCTCATAAGACTGGATTGGAAGATAAATTTGAAAGTGTCATAAAATTTGAGAAAGTCAAAGGTTTCTCGCGTATGGTGGTCTGAACCACTCAAGAACAATGCAAGTCCCAAATAGATACCATCACTCCAAAAAAGAACAGAAACGAAAACTTAAACCGCAAGCACTGAGGCAAGCAAAAGCACGAAGACAAGCACTCAAGAAGCGTCTCAATCAACGAGACGCTTCTTTTTTATAAATAACTAAAAAGTATTTGTAAGATGGACTTTAAAGACATTCGCAATCTACAAGAAGCATATTTGGAAGTTTATCAAGAGATTGATGAAGAACAATCCCCTATCCCTAGAGGAACACCTATGAATAAAAGGTGGCCATATATAAGTAACAAGGATCCTGAATTTCAAACTGCCTTAGATAGAGTAAATAAAAAGAAATCTAAAAAGAAAGATGTAAGTGCTGAAAGTTATGATATTTACGACATCATCCTTTCGCACCTTTTGGATGAAGGATATGCTGAAACTCCAGAAGCAGCAGAAAAAATTATGGTCAATATGAGTGAAGAGTGGAAGCAAAATATTCTTGAGGCTGATGAAAGACCCGAAAACATCAATTCACCAGCACACCAATCGCGGGATACAAGGTCTGATAGACAAAAAAGAATGGCAGAGTTTGGATCTGCACGTCTAAGGGCAGCATCAGCGGCCGCCACGGTAAAAGGAGCTTAAGACCACTTTTCAAACTGGCACACTGGAGGGTCTCACCACCCTCTTTTTTTGTATGATGGTTCCATACGAAACAAAACCGATGCCTGTTCGCCACGAAATCAAATCCCAACTTGCGAAACTGCTTGCGACTGAAGACCTTGTAGTGGAGCACAAAAAGGTTGAGACCGCTTGCTTTAACGTCCATACGCGGGTTCTGACGCTGCCTCTCTGGGAGAAGGCTAGTGGGACCGTCTATGACCTTCTGGTGGGTCATGAAGTGGGTCACGCTCTCTTTACTCCCGATGAGGACTGGACCGAGACTGTAAAGGTTCCTGCACAGTTTGTGAACGTGGTAGAGGATGCTCGTATTGAGAAACTGATGAAGCGTAAGTATGCTGGTCTTGCTAAGACTTTCTTTGGTGGATATAAGGAACTGAACGAACAAGATTTCTTTCAACTTGAAGACGAGGATATCTCTACCTTTAATCTTGCTGATAAAGTAAATCTTTACTATAAAGTTGGTAACTTTCTTTCTTTGGATTTCACTCCAGAAGAAAAGGAGATTGTTGACCTGATTGGTGCAACGGAAACGTTTGCAGATGTTCTGATTGCTTCTGAGGAACTTTATAAGTACTGTAAGAAAGAACAGCAACAACAGCAGAAAGTTGCTGACTTTGATTCTCACGAAACTCAAAGTGCTTCTACTTCTCCTAATGGTGAAGATGCTGAAATGGAGCAACCTCAGGACGAGCAAGAGGGTCAATCTAACGAATCAGAATCTACTCAGCAGGAATCTGAAGAAAATAGTGATGGGAACGCTCAAAATGAGCAAAATACTACTGCGCCTTCTTCCATTCAAGAACAAGAAGAACCAGAAGTTCGTACTGCAGAATCTCTTGAAGATAAACTTCGCAATCTTGTAAATCAAGAAGGTGTAGATAATGTTTATGTAGAACTTCCTAAAGTTAATCTTGAGACGATTATTGCGAAGAATTCTGAGGTTCACAAGGAGATTGATAGTTGCTTTGAACATCAACAAAACACTGCTTCTTCAAATATTTTTGAAAAAACAGACCTTAACTTTCAGAAGTTCAAGAACTCTGCTCAGAAAGAAGTTAACTATCTTGTGAAAGAGTTTGAGTGCCGTAAGGCAGCAGATCAATATGCTCGTGCATCCACTGCTCGCACAGGTGTTCTTGATACTGCTCGTCTTCATTCTTATAAGTTTAGTGAGGATATCTTTAAGAAAGTAACTGTTCTTCCTGATGGTAAAAATCACGGTCTGATTTTCATTTTGGATTGGAGTGGTTCTATGCAGAATGTCCTCCTGGATACTTGTAAGCAACTCTTTAACCTGATTTGGTTCTGTAAGAAGGTTTCCATTCCTTTTGAGGTTTATGCCTTCACAAATGAATGGCGTCGTTATGAATATGACTATGAAACTGGTAAGTATATTTCTGCCGATAGAACTCCTCACTATGAGAAGAAAGAAGGACTTATTGTGATTGATGAGACTTTTTCTCTAATGAACCTTCTCACTAGTAAAGTTTCTGGTAAGCAACTGGAACATCAAATGAAGAACATTTGGCGTCTTGCTGCTTATTTTGGCAATACTTATTATTCTTCCTATACTTATCCCAATCGTTTGTGTCTTTCTGGAACTCCTCTGAATGAGGCACTGATTTGTCTTCATCAGATTATTCCTCAGTTCCAAAGTCAAAATAAACTTCAGAAAGTTCAGTGTATTGTTCTGACTGATGGTGAAGCACCTCCGCTTCCTTACCATTATGAAGTCCAACTTGCTTGGCAGAAAGAACCCTATCTTGGAACTCGCCACGTTAACTATGATACTTGCTTCCTTCGTGATAGGAAAACTGGTATGACTTATAAGTTTGAGTATAGTTATAATGGATATACCGATACTCTTCTGAAGAACCTGAAGGATAAGTTTCCTTCTGTCAATCTGATTGGTATTCGTGTTCTTGAAAGTCGTGATGCAAACCGCTTCATTCAACTTTATCACCCGTGGAGTGACAAGAAGTATGATGCAATCCAGAGCGATTGGAGGAAGAACAGGAGTTTCATTATCACTAACTCTGGTTATGATGCATACTTTGGAATGTCTGCATCTGCACTTTCTCAGGATGCTGAGTTTGATGTTCACGAGACCGCAACGAAAGCACAAATCAAATCTGCTTTTGTGAAGTCTTTAAAGACCAAGAAACTCAATAAAAAAGTTCTGGGTGAGTTCATTTCCCTTGTTGCATAAATACCTAAAAAGTATTTGCAGATAAAATGAAGACTTTTCAAGAGTTTATGATGATTGCTGAGGGTATGACGATGAAGGACTTCAAGCAAAAAAGAAGTCGTCAAAAGCAAAAAGAAAAGCGTGAAGCAGAAAAGACATCACCTACTCGTAGAGCAGGTATTCACGCAGATAAAGCATCTCCAGAGAGAGCAGCAAGGCATCGTGCGAATGTAGATCCTGATTATGATCGTGACGATGAAGAGGATATGTATCCTGGCGGTAAGTTAAAGAATCCTAAAAAGATTCGTAAAGCAAAAGCACTTGGAGAACTTGGAGAAGAGCGTATTGATGAACTCTTCATTACCAAAAAATCTCCAGAAGAAAAAGCAGACGCAAAAAGAAAGAAAAAGGTTGCTGAACTTATTCGTTTAATGCAACACGCAAAAAATCCTCATTCTGATGTTGCTGCAAGAAGTACAAAAACTGAAGAGTATATTGATGAAACCTCACTTACAAGAGTGATGAGTAAGTCTCAAAAAGGTGGTATGGCGATTATGTCCGCTCAAAGAGGGGACAAATCAAAAGCAGAAAACAAAGCACGTTCAAAACAACTTGAGAAAGATGTAAGAGGTGCTGGTCTTCCAGGACCTACCAAAGTTGCTGGTAGATACACTGAAAATCCTGGAACTCCACAAGAGAAAAAGGTAGGAGAGAAATCTCACGTTATTACTCCTGGCAAAAAAGGTAAGAGAAAGTTTAAGAAAGCGATTGA